CATATGTAAAACATAAGGATTAATATTCACATAATTTGATTTTGGAAAATGATATTGGATAACGCAATCTTCCGGATTAAAAAACAAATTCTTTATAAAACACATTTCCTTCCAGTTAGGAGTTCTATTTTCTAAACTAACAGAAACATGCTCCCAACCACCTCCATGACTTGCAATAATATATAATATTCTGCTTTCAAATGGTATTTTGAACGCTCCCCCATCATCAGTAAGTTTTCCTCCTGCTATGCAATATTTTATAGGATATTTCATCTTAATTCCGTTACTAACCCATCTTTTATAGTTAATTTTCGGTGAACTTCTTCTTTCTCATCCATATTAAAATATTTTAAAGTATATTTTAAAACAGATATATGATGTTTCAAAGACTCTATAGGACTCTTTTCAAGAGTAAAAAGAATTTCTTCTATTGCTGATTTATATGTTTTTTTACAACATTCGTTCATTAAACTCTTGCTTGATAAGTTAGTATTTTCAGATAATAATTTATCTAATTCTTTCTTGCAAAGGGAAACTTTTTGTTCATAGAAATCAGAAGTTCTTTCGTGAGTTTCTTTTATTATTTTAAAAGAATCATCACAACCTTGTTTATATGAAGAAAGAGTATCAAGCAATTTTTTTAATTCTTCTTTTGTTTTATTATGAAATTCATTCATTGATTAAATCCTCATTAATCATATTTCCAATATTGTCATTTTCATTTAAAAGTTTATTTTCTTTATTTTTAATGTTCAATACTTTAATATCGCATCCGGTAATTGAGTGCATCATTTTAATAATCCCATTTTCATCTATTTTTTTGTTGTTTATCTCACCCTCTATATAGACTAATTCGCCAACCAAAGCATATTTGTTTGCAACTTCAGCGATTCTGCCAAAGAAATTAATATTATGCCATGTGGTTATGTTTTTTTTATAACCTTGTGAATCAATATACTTTTTATTGGTAGCAACTGATAACTGACACAACTGGGTGCCAGTTTTTGTAGTTTTAAAATCTTTTTTACCGACATATCCTAAAATAGTTGCTTTATTGATCATTTTATCCCTATTAAGCTCTTGATAATTGAGTCAAGAAAACTTTTGCTTGAGAATTAGTAAGTTCAATAAGTTTTTCTACTTTAAAATAATCCATTGCTTTAAGGCGTCTTATTTCGTCAAAACCTTTTTCTTCCATTAATCGTTGGATTTCAAGGATATCATCGTCACAAATAGCTGTTCCATCATCGATTATTTCATCTTTTTTCTTTGATGTTTCAGTTTGTTTCTTTTCTTCTTGTTTTGGCGTGTCTTTCGGGGGATTGTTATTTTTTAATATATTTTTAAGTTTTTCTACTTGGGTATTTTCAATTACTGGAGAGGATACCACTTCAGATTCAATAATTCTAGCATCATCTTCTTCAACTTCAGCTTGTCTCAATCCGCGTAATGCATCAGCAAATTTATCGCGCAATGCATAAGCTCTTGCACGAAGTTGCAACATACGTTCAGGATAATTTTTCCACACGCCGCCTTTTGATAATAATCCCGCATTTGTAGCATCTTGGATGGTAAATGTTTTTGAATGGGGTTTATGACCTTTTCGTTTAACGGTACAAATATATCCTGTAACAACTTGACCGCTATATATAGCTATTTCTTCGATATCTTCGCATTCAGGATGTACAAGAACTAATGCCATTAAACCATCGCCCCAAAGACACGGACGTCCATTGATAACTGCTATATCTTGCAATGCTTGCTCTATTGGAAAACCTAACTGATACCCCATAGCCATCGCAACAAAAATATCCTCTGGTTTTCCCTTATAAATATTAGGAATAACCCCTGATTTAGATAGTGTTTCAGAGACCATTTTATAATGCGGAAATAAAACAGGTGAAAATAAGCTATCTTCTAAGCGAGAAGCTTTCTGAGCTTGGATTTTTTGAAGTTCAAATTTAAGCTTTAATATTTCATTTTCTTGGCGTGCTATTTGTAATTCTTGGTTTTGTGTAATTGTTAGATCATTAGACATTTTTGCTTTCCTCATTGCTTGAAATATTAATATTTACTTTATATTGACTTAAAAAATCTTGTATTCCTTGTTGAACTGCTGAATTTAAAAAACTGTCAAGCTGGATCCAAAAATGTTGATTTGTTTTTTCAAGCTTTTCTATTATAGGCAACACTTTTTCTAAATTATTAGATATAATTGAGTGCCTTTGCTTTAAATAATCAGCTTCTTTTATAAGAATGTTTTCTTGATTAGCCATCAATATCAGCTTTTGATCTAACGCTGTTATTAAATTTTGAACAGGCTTTATTAGATTATCCTGTACTTCTTTTATATATTGATCTAGTTCTTTTTTAACTTCACTCGTCATTGTTTGCTCCTTTAATTAAAAACGTTCGTGACCCTCTTTTATTCGCTTTATATGTTGCCAATGTATCGCCATTGGCGTCAATCAAGCATTCAGCATCTTGCACGTAAGATAAAATATTAAATTTTGTTTTTTCTGCAATATCTTCAAGTTCTTTCATTTTCGATTTAACTTGTTTAAACTTTGATAAATGCTCCATTACTTCAGCATCTATAGTTTTTATCTTATCTGGCGAATGAGTTGGAAACATTAGCTTAAGATCAATCATGGCCGTTGCTGGCGGTGGGCTATCATTTTTAACAGAATTCCAAAACTTACATGCTGCATCAATTATTGTTCTTTCTAACTCAAGATCACGATTATATTTGAATTCCCTATAATCGTTGCCCCCAATTAAAACAGCTATATAAGCACAATCTGCGTTCATTACAGAACAATAAAACGCGACTTGGACTAAATATTCCATTGGAATTGTATCTGAACCATGCTCACCCCATACTGAGCTCATAAAGGCATGTGAACATTTGGCCTCGAATATAGCATTCCATTTGGGTATAAATCCATCAAGATTTGCGCCTAAAAAATCATAAAACGGATGAATTATAGTGTTGGGAGTTTCTATTTTTACTTTATTGCGCTTGCGGAATTCTTTGCGAATCAAAACTTCTAGTTGATTGCCCCAGTATTGCAATGGTGTTTGCTCATAAGATAAATCAAGAATTCCTTTTTTTTCGCAATAAAGTTGATAAGGAGTTTTGTATTTAGATAATCCTAAAATAATTGGCATATCTGAACCGCCAATGTAATTTTTTCTTGCTAGTAACTGTTCTTGTGTAATCATGTCATGCCTACTTGATGTTTGGTTCATTTGTTTTTAAAAATTTTAGGAAATCGGCCGGAATTGAACCGGCTATGAATATTTTAAGCAGTTGAGCATAATCGCTTTAGGTTTATATGCATTCCTACTTTCATCATATTTTATCGAAAACACTATCAAGTCTGAAAGTTTCCTTGATAGCTATTCCAGTGTCACTGTCCACTGCGCGATTTCCAGTTGCAATAATAATATATCTGTATTACCCTGTCAACAGGAATTAGCGTTGTTGACAGTGAAACAAATGAAATTATTAACTGAAGCAAGAGAGTCTAGCCGCATAGGTTTAATTTCAGTAGGCAGCCGCTCACTACTAGTACGTGCAATTCGTGCCTAATTCCTATTTTTAAATAAGGAGAAATATGAAATACGTAATAGTAAGAACTTATAGTGCTGGTGTTTTCGCCGGAGAATTGGAAAGCCGATCAGGTCAAGAAGTTGTATTGAGAAATGCACGCCGAATTTGGTATTGGGATGGAGCTGCTACATTATCTCAATTAGCAATGGAAGGAACATCCAAACCTGAGAGCTGCAAATTTCCGTGTGAAGTTGATCGTGTTGAATTATTTCAAGCAATAGAAATTTTAGACACAACTGAAAAAGCCCGTGAATCTATTAAAGGTGTTGAAGTATGGTCGAACAAATAAATATTATCGGCTCCGGCGACGGCTCCGGCGACGGCTCCGGCTACAGCAACGGATCCGGCGACGGATCCGGCTATGTCTTCGGCTACGGCGACAACTCCGGCTTCGGATCCGGCTATGGCTATGGCTTCGGCTCCGGCAACGGCAACGGCAACGGCTCCGGCGATGGTTCCGGCTACAGCTACGGCGACGGCTCTGGCGACGGCGACGGCTACGGCTAAATAATATTTTGTAATTTTTATGACAATCGCGGCGTGGAAGGAACACGCAGGTGTTAATACTGATAATGGCTGGAGACTATAACCCGCATAGATACCGCACACAGCAATCAGTTAGGTTGAAAGGCTATGCAATCAGGTGCAATTCCTGACGATTGTCTATTTATTTTTTAAAAAATGAGGTTATAAAAATAATAATGACAACAGATGAAATCCATGCATATTTTGGAAGCATAAGAAAAGCTATAAAAGCTATAGGTCTTACTAGAACTTCTTTTTACTATTGGATCTCACAGGGAAAAGTTCCTTATGAGAGACAAAAAGAATATGAAAAATTAACTAATGGGGCTCTTAAAGCATCAGAATATTCTTTTGATCAAACTATAAAAGAAAGTGAAATATTTCCTATTTATCGATTTTATTGCGAAAAATTGGGAATGTGTAAAATTAGATCACTGACGTTTAAAGCTGGTAATAGACCAACTATCACCTATTTTCATTCTAATAATGAATCCATTAGTTTTACATCATTTAATAATGAAAATCTGATGCAAGGATTTCCCATATTTGATAGCTTAGGAAAACAATTATTTGAAAATGATATTGTAATCAAGCTAAAGTCATCTATTGAATATACAATAAAATTATTAGAATTTTGTAAATATGATTTACGTGAAAATGAATTTACAATCATAGGTAATATTTTTG